TGGTAGTAAATTTATGAGTTTAGAAGTCATGTGGCCTGCTAGTGAGAATGTTGTAAATTACGATATAACTGAATTAATTTTTCACGGCGCTATGGAATATGATGATAGTGGAAGAGTAATCGGACAGGCAAAAGATAGTGCTAGAATGTTACAAGGTATGATAAAACAAGTCAATCAACACATACAGAAACACTACAAGATATCTAAACCTAACTTTGTTACTGTTCCTAAACATCAAGACTTTGGTAAGATGAAAAAGAAGTTTATTGGTAGATTACAGAAATTACAAAGTAGATATGCTTTAAAAGATAATGACACCTTTGCTCTATATCATCAGATGTATTGGCAAGAGTGGATTATGAATGGTGCTAAACAAACTGATTATCCAAAGATTACAAACGAAGTGTTGGTTAAGTTAACTAAAAGATGGGCATTTTTTGACAAATCATATACTATACCAATGATGAAAAAAGATTTAAAAGACCACCCAAAGTTTTTAGATTGGGTATTGTCTACTGATAAACAAGACCAAGCAAGAATGGTTAAGGAAAATATGAAACCATTTGAGGAGTTATTCTTTGAAGTTGGTGCTGAAATAATGAAAAATATGGATGGGTGGTTAGCTGTTAATCCAGCAAAATC